GGCGTTACATTCACTAGGCCGTCTTAGCCAGCAGCAACTCATACTCAAGTCGTTTTGCCTTTTCAATCCACTCAATGGCATGAGGTACGCACCTTCCGTGAACTTCGCATTCAGGTATTGAGTCAAGAACTAGCTGCCGCTCCGCTAAAAGTTTTTTAGTTACAACCAAGTCTTTCTTTAAATGCTCAACGCACGAATGGCTCCCGTCTTTTCCTGTAATCCATTCATAGCCACAAGTACAACATTTGCTTAATTTGCTCATAATATTTCCTAAATTAAATTGCTATGCGAATGTAACAATTCGCTGAAACACCACTCCGCTTCGCTTCGTTCGATGCGCGTTCCGCGCACGGTTTAGCTCGGCGTTACATTCACTCAGCCAGTCGCGCCTTGCTCTCCATTCTCAAATTCACGAAACACAAAAATATCTACCCAAACCCTTCCGCGTGGGTAGCACCTTCTAATCTTAGCTTCTAGCCTCTTCCCACGTAACGAGAGAAAAACCCCTCTTTTAATTTGCGCGAATCTATTTTCATGAAAGCTTTTTTTTATCGCTGCAGCGTGCTTACTCTGTTCTTCCATATCAAACCTCACTATGTAAATGTAACCAGTAGCGTCAAAATGACGCGGTTTAAATATCAGTTTTAAAACCTTACTCCCAGCGCGCATTTGCGCTCGGCGTTAAGTGCTTCTAGATGGAACCGCTTGCCTAACTGTAATTTGTAAGTCATGCCCCATTGTTCTAACGGAAAACTCACTTTGTATATGCGAAATAAGCATTGCCGCCATTCTTTCACGCATTTGCTTTTCAATATCCGCCAGAGCTTTTTGCAATACAGGCTCAGCAGCTTCTTTCATCTGTTTATTTATTGCTTCAAAAAGAATTTTCTCAACATATTCTTGGCTTATAATTTGTGCCATAAAAACCTCACTTAACAAAATTATCAAACGGATGCGGCATAAATTACCGCACAATTTAGTTTTTACTGCGCACCGTTTATAACGGCGTTAAGTGCGCTCAATCTTTAATTGGTGCGTAGCCGTTTAACTCTGGGCACCAATTACATTTTTCACATCTGTGCATACCGTTGTCACATTTGCACAGGCGCATTCTTTTGCAATTTGGGCAACCGTCTTCACCGTTGTCATAATCACCAAGAGCCCACTCGGCACGCTCTTTGTATTCTTGTTCATAGTCAATCACTTTGCTAGCTCCACTTAACAATTCAATATTACGGACGGAATTAGAACAGTCCAATTTTCTACCATCTACAGCCGCCACAAATCTCGGCGTTATGCTCGTCTTTGCATCATTTGCCGAACATCTAAAAGTAGCTCTGTTTGTTCAAATACACCACGTCCTTTGTACTTGGTAAGTCCAAGCTCAGACAACCGGTGCATCATTTTTCTTGGAATGTCATAGCCTTCGTTATCGTCACACAAATTGCAAAATCTAAGTGCTGCATGAATCTCGTCTTTTGTCATAGAGTTAATTAATAAATCTTCTTCGGAATCCATAATTCAGTTTCCTATCGTAGTTGTTTGCATAACAAAAAGTTGCAGCCGATGGAATTTACATCTGCCAATTAAATACCCACTCCCCGCCACGGGCTGAACTTGGCGTTACATTCACTAGGCCGTCTTAGCCAGCAGCAACTCATACTCAAGTCGTTTTGCCTTTTCAATCCACTCAATGGCATGAGGTACGCACCTTCCGTGAACTTCGCATTCAGGTATTGAGTCAAGAACTAGCTGCCGCTCCGCTAAAAGTTTTTTAGTTACAACCAAGTCTTTCTTTAAATGCTCAACGCACGAATGGCTCCCGTCTTTTCCTGTAATCCATTCATAGCCACAAGTACAACATTTGCTTAATTTGCTCATAATATTTCCTAAATTAAATTGCTATGCGAATGTAACAATTCGCTGAAACACCACTCCGCTTCGCTTCGTTCGATGCGCGTTCCGCGCACGGTTTAGCTCGGCGTTAAGTTCTACTCGGCTTGCATTGCGCGGTGGCAGGAATTTGAGCCGTCCACGTATGCCTTTTTCATTATTTGCAACATTGCGTTCCGCATCATTTCTTTTGTGCTCGGCATCGTGTAGTGCTTTAATGCTGAGCCGCTGGCAACTAAAATGGCATCAAGCGCAGCGTCAATTTCCGTGTTTGTTATTGCTTTTTGCTCTTGCTTTTCTAGCGCAGCCTTTAGTTGTCGTATCTCAATCTTAAATGCTTGAGCTTCACAAAAATTCAGACATGGCGCACCGCGTTCGGAAACTTTTCGCGCAAAATCAATCATGCACGTTTTATTAAAAGTGTACGTGTCTGAATGGCTTGGATCGCTGCTAAATTTGTATTTCCATGCGGATCGGTGTGCTATATCTAAAATCTCTTTTTCGTCTTTCATTGTGCCACCCGTAAAACTTAACAAGGTTATGAAAAGGACGCGGTCTGCGTCCGTGTTTTAAACTACTATCTACAGCGCGCCTTTTATAACGGCGTTAAATTGGAGCGAGTAGTCTTCCGCAGAATCCGCCATTTTCAAATTCGCTCGTTGTTTCATTCCATCTCACATGAATAGGCCCCGGTGGCCCGCCCCAGCCACCGTCTATAAGCCATGTTCCGGCTTGGTTCTTTGGTTCAGATAAAAATTCCGCAACGGTGCATTTTCTCGCATGGTCAGCACCATCATCTAGCGGGTCGCCTTTCTTGCGAAAAATGCACACAAAACCAAATGCACCGCCATTTTCGCTGGCAAGTGTATCTCCTATTTGTTCTTGAATTGTTTTCATTGCAAGCATCCATAATTTAACAAGGTTATTAAAAAGGACGCGGTTTAAGTCGTCCAAATATCATAAAACTTACTGCGCGCCTTTTAACTCGGCGTTAAACTTCAGAAATTAAAATCATCAAACCAGTTTCCGCTCCACGAACCGGCGACCTGAACAGAAGCTCTTTAACAAATGCCGCCGTATCGCTTACCAAAATTCCGCGCTCAACCAAACAATCCTCAATCAGCTTGTAGGTGTAGCTGTAATTACTCACATCGTATGCGCGCTTACCTTTAGCGAGTTGCGGCTCAAGCACAACATGCACAGGTTTGGTGAATATTTTCTTTTCCGATAAAGCAGCCAGCGCAACCATCACAGCTTTTTTCGCGTCGAATTTATGTTTAACGCGCTTGCGCCAATGCTGGCCTGCGTACATCGCATTAGTTGAAGGGGCAATGTAAGGAACAAATAATTTCATGCAAGCACCAGCTTTCCGCTATCAATTAAAATCGAATGCGTTTGAACGATTGCCCTATGCAACAATTCTCTGCGCTCCAATTGCGTTAAATCTTTTCCATTATCGACGGCATGGTGACATTCACAGCAAAGCCTCGCCGTTTCGTAATCCGGCGCTTTCTGGCCTTTGCCGCGCCCCATGTTTCTGTGAGCAACTTGCAGCATGTAGTTGCTGCCACATAGCACGCAGGAGTCGATAGACCCTACGGCTGCTAGCCATGCTTTTTGCTTACGCTGCATCATTCGCCAACTTGCTGCGCAACTCATAACCCATCAGCGGCCAGATTTTATTAACCGCATTTTGGCGAGCTATTTTCTTACCTACTTCCGCATCAAAGTTTTCAGGGCTGGCGCAAGCTGATTCGCCGGTCACAGTAAATCCATTGCTTAGAATCAACACGCAGAACGTAAGCAGTCGCAGCGGATCTGGATGATGAGGCTGATCGTGATAGACAGCAGTGCCAAGGCAAGCCGCTTCGAATGCGGTAAAGTAGTGCTCACTTGCAATATTCGCCTCAATATCCGCAGGCGTAATGCGTGGTGCAGTTAAACCCTTCTCTTGAATTTCTTTTTCAATTTGATCGTCTGTGCTCATTACGAATACCTTTGCGTTTTAGAAAATAGCGCCCCACACGAGGCGAGGCGTTCTACTAAAGTGTTGAAAAATTAATTAGCACGGATAACCAGCAGATGCACAAATTCCAGTCTTTAGTAGCTTATTTGCTCTCATCTGAGCAGCTCTAGCTGTAGGGGCAACGCCAAAAAAGAATTTATCAAAACGTTTTACTACAAGTAGCGTCTGAAATTGAGCAACGAGACCTTCTCCACGGCTCTCATCGCCTAGGATTGTGCCGTGAATAACTGCGGTCCTAGATTCGCATTTTCCATTTAAATCACTCTGCCTATTGGAAAACCATTTTTTCGCGTAATTTCTATGTATCTGCTCAAGCGGCGCGAGCAAATCCCATCCGTGTATTTTCTCAAAATCAAGATTGTTCGCCGTCATAATTTCCTCTAATCCGAATTCAACACTTTAGTAGAACGCCTCGCCACACGAGGCGCTATTTTGATTTACATTTAATTGCTTTTAGCTAGCCACTTAACCGCCGCTACCGCTACCAATTGGCGCATTACCAGAGCCAGCACCAATCATTGCAAATAATTCATCATGCTTTGAATTTGAGCGCCGCTGATTCGCAGTTAACTTTTGCACCCCGCTTTTCGCTACCGCGACAAAGGTTTTTGCGAAGGCTCTGAAATTCGTTTTTACTGCAAGCACGGTTCGTCGGCTAACCAATGCCGCGGCAGAAATTGCCGCAACAAAAAGAACCACACTTTCAGATGCCGTAAAACTGGCAACGGCAGGCTGCTCCACTTTGGCAGCAGTAAACGCAACAAGCTCCGAACTTGCACCGGGCGGCTCAACCGCTAAGCACAAATATGAAACCGCTAACACTAAGCACAAAGTTAAATACTTTGTCTGTCTCATTTTCTTACCTCTCTACTTTTGCCGATAAAACTAAGCGCTATCGGCTTGCGCTATGAATTTGGTGGGGATCTTTCTCCCCTGTCAACATGGGCGCGGCGCTGGAGGGCCAATAGGCATACACGCTTCCCCATGCTGCTGGTATTATTTTCAATCTCACCATTGCCAGCTCAGCGAGTCTGCACAACCCTCAATAGAGGCCCTTGCAGCGAGGGATCAAGCTTAAGCAGCTTTCTTAGCTAGCTTTTGTTCCCGCATAACGCTATGCAAATCCATTAGCTTTTGCATTGTCGTGCGGCTGATTTTGTGTTCGATACGCAATGTATCTATCGTTGACCAACCTATTTTTCCAGCCTTGCAAACCTGTCGAACGCATCCGTAATGCTCAACCAACTCATTCAGCACACTCTCAAAAGGCCTAAGCCCTGTGCGCACGTTTTTATTGTCTTTAAATAATTCGCCAGCCATTTATTGCACTCCCACAATTTGTGCTGATAGCTCACAGCGTAAATATTCACCCTTGTTTTTATCGCCGTCCTCATAAAAGCTATTTGCAAGACGAGAGGCATACAGAGCCTTTTCAAATTCTGCGTTCACTTGCTCACCCATTGCGGCCAACTTTCCACGAGTAACAATTGGCCGCTCAAGCCGATCAATCTTTGTATTGCTTCCATCAGCCTTGGCTTTAATCTTGTAAACAACATCACACTCAAAAGCCCAATTGAACGTCGTAACACCAATGTTTCGCTGGTACATGTTGAACCAGGCATTTGCCAGCATGTTAAACGCCGGATTCTTGTGCGAAATTGTCGGCAGAGAGCAATCGCCAATATCAATAAATTGCGGGCTCGAATCCGTCCAACTGATTTTTAGGCCGACCAACATTTTCTCGGTTGGCTTTTTAATCATCGGCTGACCCTGCACAAATCTGGTTTTCATTTCCGCATAATCTCTTCATAAACTTCTAGCCAAAACCCCTCGCGGGGATCTTCAATTTCTATTTGCCACATACTCGATACAAACGGTCTTACTTGTGTATCGTTGTACTGACAGAAGCGCTTGCGGCTCATATCAGCCGTGGACTCATAAACTTTTATATGTCGGCCATTCAGCAAAAATTCTTCTTTCACCAAAAACAAATCTTGCATAACGCCGTGGATAACGTTGCGAGTCCAGATAGCGCCAACAGGGTTCATAATTCCGGCAGCATTCAACTTCTCGCAAATCTGCTTTGTGTAAACCCATCCATTCAAATAGCGATTCTGCAAAGCTGTTCTTGTGTTGTGCGCTATATCCGCGATAATCATGCGGCCTGCATTGGCAATACATATTTCTCTTGCCTTTGGGTGGCGCGGCTCAAGCAGCCCGTCCTCCCTTGCATATAGCGCAACATCAACCACAAACTAACCCTTTGAAAAAATAGCGTTAATCTTCTCAGCCAACACTTGAGCCTCGGCGCGAGAATGAATCCACTGTAAGTTAGGGTGCGAACGTCGATTGTATGGTGCAGCCCACGCGCTTTTATTCGCGACATAATGAACGAGAGCTTTGCCAACCTTAATTGAATTTGGGTGCGGCAAAGCTGCAGCAGCATTTTTGCTATCAGCGCAGGTTGACCCGATAAAATGCGCCTCGCTCGGTGCTTTACTGTGATAATTTTTACTCATTACTTATGCCGCCTTTTCCATTTTTTTAATTGCTTGATACTTTTCGGAGATAGCCGCTTTTAACGCAGGCATATCAAAATACTTAGGGCAGAACTTTTTCATGTACGCTTCACGTGAAGCTCTATCGGGTATTTTTGCCAGCGCTTCAGCGTAAAGGGCCGCATCAGAATCTATTTTTAATAGCTTGCCAGCATCACAGTAGCGCCCCACTCCACCACAGCATTTTTTGCAGAGCATTAAGTGATTGATGAAATCGTTGCTCACGCTGCGCACTCCAAGCGAACATATAAACAATTTGCACTCTTGCCAGTTTGCGGATTGTGCTTAGCGCCGTTTTCGTAAATTGCATCAGAATTCAACAGCTCATTAACGCGACCGCAAATTGAGCTCATTTCAATAACGCCGTTAAGACCCGCACAAATCTCGCGGCGAGTTTTACCGGGATTCAAGCGAATGTAATTCAGGATGCGAACACGTTGCGCGGCAGCGATACCGCCTTCCTGAACATCGATAAAACTGGCTTTGCTTGTAGTTCTGGCTGACATAACGAGTACCTTTTTTAGGGGCCTTAATTAATCGACACTAACAACAAGACTTTCTTGCTCACGGTAAATCGCAAGCTCGAAGTTAAGCTTTTCGATTTCAAGCTTAGTCTTCGCAATTTGCAGCCTGGTCAACTCATTGCGCTCATAGCGATTTGCGTAATCATCCAGCGCAAAAACCACAGTTAAAAACAACACGCAGATTGCAATAATTCCTAAACGCATAAACTTCCCCTAATAATTAAATGACGAACGTTTTTTTATTGGCTCTACATTGGGCTGCGTGTAATTGGTTAAATTATCCATTCGCATCACATCAAGTCGATTAGACAAAAAGTCAGTACCAACTTCACCGCCGCGAAACTTGCGCGTAATAACTTCAACAACGCCTTTATCACGACTGTCCTCGTGGTAGTAATCATCACGATATAAAAAACTAATAATATCCGCGTCCTGTTCAATCGCTCCAGACTCGCGCAAGTGCGACATTTGCGGGCGCTTATCGTCTTTGGACTCAACAGAGCGGTTAAGCTGGCAAAGCGCAAGCACTGGGCACCCAATTTCTTTTGCAAGCGCTTTCAAACCGCCGCTAATCGTTGCCACTTCGCGCTCACGGCTTTGGCCATCGCCTCGCATGATGTTTATGTGATCCACAACGATAAGACCAAGAGGCGAGCGCCTGTGAGCCTTACGCGAATACGAACGGATCTGATTTATGTGCAAGCTTGGCGCATCGACAACACGTATATTTGTATCTTTCAGTTTTACAATCGCAGCAGATAATTTTGGCCAGTCTTCCTCAAGCAGTTCGCCGTTGCGAATTCGCCCGTAAGATAAATTCCCTTGCGTAGAAGCCATGCGCTCGTATAGCTCCTCGGTGGGCATTTCCAGCGAAAAAACCATTACGCCTTTTTTTTGCCGAATGGCAACGTCTTGCGCAATTTGCATAGCAAGCGCAGATTTACCCATGCTTGGGCGCGCAGCCAAAACGATCAAGTGGCCATCACGCAGGCCGTTAAACCGCTTATCCAAATCCTCAAGGCCGGTAGACAAACCGCAAATCACGCCGCGCTGTTTTTCCTGAAAGCGTTTGTCAAGGTTCTGCAACATGCTCTTGATGATCGCGTTTGATTCTTGAATTTCAATATCAAATTCTTTGCTGTCCAACTCAACAATGCGAGCTTGCGCGAAATCGGTCGCCTCATCCGCCGATGAAGATTTTCCAATCTGATCCAACGACTCCTGCAACGCATCACGAAGAATCCGCAGTTTTGATTTGTCTTTCACGATATACGCATACGCTTTGGCGTTTTTGTAGTCCTGATCGCCGTTTGCAAGCTCAAGCGCGTAATTCATGTCGTCATGACTCAAGGCCACCACGATAGAAACCGTATCAAAAAATTTTCCTGAGTTTTTCTGGGCGCAAATTTCAGTAAAAATCCTTTGGTGCTGCTGGCTGTAAAGATCCGCAACGGAAATAACGTCCAGCACATCGTCAACAGTCAACGGGCTTCTCAGCAAGGCAGCAATCAAGAACTGCTCAGCCTCAAGCGAAAATAAATTACTGGTTGTTTGCATGGTATTTCCCCTCTACGACTTTTGCGAAACTGCTGGCGGTCACTAAAAATTCTAAGTCTGCGCTCCACTGTCGCTGCCCTGCCTTTGGGTCAATCCTGCCCATTAAAAAATCACTATCCCGAACGTACCTGAAAAAACTTTGCCAACGCTCAATCGTTTGCATGGTTGGGTTTTGTTTCCAGCGGGCAGAAATTAAACTTTTCCGCGCCTCGGAAATAACGAGCATTTTGGGTAACTCAGGAAGAGTTTCGTGATACAGGTCGATAATTTTTTGTGTTGGACAGTTTTTTGGTTTTTCAGGAATTTGTTTTTCAGTGTCCGAATTTTCAGGAAGTTGATTTTTTTCAAAACACTGGTCGTCACTTGGAAAAGTGACAAGAGTATTTAATTCTTTATCTTTATCTTTATCTTTATCTGTCGTGACATTTCGTGACTCTTCGTGACTGTCCGTGACAAGCCCCTGATTAGGGGTTTTTTCTTGCTCAAGTTTTTCACGCTCTCTTTGCGCTCTTTTCCGCGCTGCTGCTGACTTTGCGCCACTTTCATCATCGCCAGAATCTTCTCTTTTTGGCTGTCTTTTATCCCATCCAGAAAGATAACCATTTTCCAAAACACGGCCTTCCATTGCATTTAAAACCGACTGAATTTGTGGTTCTGTCACGTCCAAAGCGCTCGCTAAATCTTCTGTCGTGACATTAGCGTGACCGCGCGTGACATTTCGTGACGCCGTGACAAGCAGATGTAAATAGGTTGCTTGCACCAAAGCGATTGACTCACCAGACACGCGAGCAATAGTTCTCCACTTTGGGTCAGTGGGCATATCGTGCCAAAGGCGTAACCAAGAATTAGCCATTAAATTAACCCCATAGCTTTTTCCATTTTGGAAACAACCACTGCCCTACGGCTTTTAACTAAACGGCACATACACACAAACGAAAATCGCCCTAAGTCTTTGGCTCCCAACGAACAAAAGAAAACAACTGCTCTGGATGCCAGTTTAATTTTCAGCTCGAGAATCAAATCGCTTGTGGTAAAACCCATAAAAACCTTCAAGAGTTGCGTTAAAAATCGTTAATTTATTCTTCGCCAAAACAAATTATTTTTACAGTTAAATCGTGGGTGCCGTTTAAGGCCCCTCAAAACGCCCACAAAAAAAGCCCCGAAAAGGAGCTTTAAGTTGAGCCTCGCTTTATGCCGCAAAGCGGTATTTAATTTCACCATTGCGACCAACAACGCCAAACGATTTTCTTGAAACAATATGCGCAGGAGTAGACGCAATTAAATTTCTGGCCCACTCAAGACTAAGGTTTCGAATTATTTGTGCTCGCTGCTCGCCGCAAATTGAAACAGCTAGATTTAGCTCTTCAAGTTCGCGCTCGTTGTAGCGAAGACGCAAATGATTGTTTCTAATCAGGTCTGGATCGCAATACATGGTGAATTCCTTCTTGGTTAGGCGGTCTTTGCGAGAAGCTTGTCCTCTCGCAGCTCTACAACTCCGTCATCACTTGTGACGACAAATACGTTTCTTTTTTGCTTCAGCATGTTGCTGATTGCGCTTTGGCGGTAGCCAACGGCAGTTGCAAGGTCTTGCTGGCGGTGGCTTTTTAAATACTCATCGAGAGGTATTTTGGTCATTTGCTATCTCCGTAAATTCAAATAAGTATCATTTATCGTGATACATATGTCAACACGATTTTTGATAGATATTTCAAGAACTATCACAGAAAATGTTTGTATGGTTAAAAACGTGATCACCGAAGAACACAGAAAAGAAGCTGCGACACTAAAAGCCATTTACAAGGCCAAGTCGAAGCGCTTGAATCTGACGCAAGAGAAGCTCGGCATTAAGCTTGGCGGGTCGGGTCAATCAACGGCTAGCAACTACCTTAATGCAGTTACCGCATTAAACCTTAGGACGGCATGGATATTTGCAAAAGAGCTAGATGTTAGCGTGTCAGAGTTTAGCCCCAGACTAGCCTCTATCATCGAGCCTGATCAGCAGACAGGAGATATTAGTCCCGACTTGCTTCGCGAGAAATGGGAGCGCCTTTCGGAAAAGGACAGGGCGAAATTGCTGGCGATGGCTGACCTTCTGCTTGAAGAATAAGCAGGTCTGCATAGTCGCACAACCTCTTTTTATTCTTAGGTGTCAGCTTGACCCAAATATCCATAAGCCTTTTTTCGGTTTGTTTATTATCCATGTGAAATCCATTAAAACACTGTTTTTGTTGTGGCACGAATCTACAAAAATAGCGATTCGCACGCAATACACCTTACAAAACGTATGCATTTTTTAGTTAAAAAGTTACAACCTTTGCGATTACACGCTATTACACGGAACAAAAAGCAATGGAGATCACTCTCGGAGGCGCATTTTTATTTTTCATCGGCTGCATCTTTGCGGGCGGCCCAATAGCTTTTATGGGGATCATCTTACCGGCCACTTTATTCGGTCCGCCATGGCTAAAAAATATTCTCGGAAAACCAAAAGTAACTCTCTTTGTTTGGATTTTAGCCACTATTTTAGTAACTGCGTTTCTCGCCAATACCTTCAAAAGCGGCTCTGGCTACAACCCTCATGAATGCAAAGACACCTTGCAGGGGCTTATTTGCAACTAGCCGCTTCGATTTGATTTTTTAACTTCAACCACACGGACTATATGGAAATACTATGAAAAAGCTACTCGCCGCACTATTGCTTACGCTACCTTCGCTCTCTCAAGCTGCAATCATTTATACAGATGAAGCGCTGTTTCTTGCGGATTATGAAACCCCCGCTGGACTTATAGACTTTTCGACTTACGTGCCAACAAGCGCGCCAACCGAATCAAGCGGAAACGTTGATAGCCTGCGCAGCTATGTATTCGGCCCAGAGGTGTTTTTTGATACTCGCACAACAAGGGATCTTAGTTCGGTATGGGATGCTGTAGGCAGAAACAAAGCTGGCGGCAATATCTTTGCGTGGGATCTGCAGTACACAGAGGGCGAGCGCATTGGTGTCAGTACCGCTAATCACTCCATTGTTGCGCTTTACACTACCGCAGGCTTCTTTGGTTGGGTGCCAGAGCTTGGCGGCTTAGAGGTAAACGACTACCTTTTCTTATTGCCAATAGATGCTCAGGTGCAATCGGTACAATGGGGCTTTACCGCCAAACCGGTGGAGGCACCTGAACCTGCGGCAATAGCACTAATCCTTGCTGGTCTCGCTGCATTTATGTTTAAAAGAGGCCTAATTAACAGAAGTTAAGCTTTCAGGTATTGCAAAATGACCGAGAAGCCATAAATACTCAATACCAATAAAAACAAAGCTTGATTGTAAAGTTAAAAATCAATGCTACATTCGAAGTATCTAAATAAATTTATTTGCGTATAATTCCGCGCGATTTGAGAAGTGCTTAATTTAAAAGGGGCTAAGCATAGAATCATGCAGACTTTCGTAATTGTGCCATCGGTAGATAGCGTTGAATTTGATAGCCATATCTCCGCAAAATTTGAAACAAAAGCCTTTCGCCTGCCAAAAGGAGAGTGGCTTGTTGCCTATGAAGGCACAAGCAAGCAGCTCTCTGACGATCTAGGAATATCAGAAAAAGAAAGTGGCTGGCCTGCATCCTTGGTATTAAATTTTTCTGGATACTGGGGAAGAGCGGGGAAAGATGTCTGGGAATGGATTTCGGTAAACGGAGGCTAGAGCGATGGCAGCAGGACCAACAGAACCCCAATCGGCGAGCGTTTCTCCACCTCCCTCAGTCTCCAACCCGCCCTTTACAGGGCATCATGACCATAGCTTTACATTGCAAATGATAATGGAGCTAAAAGGATCAGTGGGCGAACTTAAGTCAAGCATTTCTGCGCTAAAGGAAAGCGTAGACAAATCGTGTGAGCGCATCGAAAGACAGACTGATCGAATTGATTCAAGAATGGAGATTATCGAAGGAAAGGTTAGCTCGCACGGAACAACATTAAAGATTGCCGGGATCTTGCTTACTGTTGCCCTTGTTGTGGGGGGATTTTTCATCAATACAGCGAAAGACATTATGCTAGCAAGGCTTGCGACCGATTCGGGTGCGCAGACGGTAGCGCCGAGCGCACCTCAGTCGCCCCCATCAAAAAAACCTTAATAGACCCGCCTAGTGCGGGTTTTTTATTGCTCATCCCTCAGCACATCGGCCACCCTTGACAGTATCGACACGCTGCGCGAATCAAGCCCGCTTAAATTAATCCTACCATCTACACCAAAAAGCCAAGCGTCCGCACTTATTTTCATGGCTTCGCAAATATCAATAATTTCATTGATTGTTGGCGCAACAGTACCCTTCTCTATCTCACGATAACGCCGCAATTTAATGCTGTAACCATATTTAAAGGCGTGACTACAAAACGCTTTCTGGCTTCCGAATGACCTCCCTTCGCGCAACCTCCTGAGTCGCTCGTGCGGCGTCATGGCGTACTGCTCTAGCTGTATCAATAGTAACCATATTATAGCACTTAAGACGATTTAAGCGTCAAAACGAACACATCTTTTCTTTCTGCCATTAGGTGCTGAAAAATATTTTCAAATTATATCATTTTTCGTGTTGCATTATTATCACGATAAATGATAGATTTACTACATCAACAACAAACACGGATCGCCGCCATGAACTGCCCAGTAGCCACCGCCGAACTAAATCACGACCTAAGCCAAGCCGAGCTTGAGCGCGAAGCAACTGCCATTGCGCTTGAGCAAATGACGCTCGTAGAAGATGCCGCTAAACGAATCCTGAGCGGCCACACAATTATAGATATGCGCACATCACGCATCTTCAACATGCTTTCTGGTGTTCACGAAACAAAGCGATCAGCAGTTCCATTCAGCATGAGAAACGTCGCTGACTTGGTTCAAGAAAAAATTACTCCTGAGCTTTGCCTCGGCCTCCATCGCGGAGAGCCGCAGGCACTTTTTTCAGCTCAAAAAATTGTTGGTGATGCAGCGCATGAAGTTGCGTTTGATGCGCTGAATTTGTGGAGCAGTCCTTTTGTGGATTATGACGAGCTTAAAGAAACGGCGGAGCAAGCAAATGGCTACTAAACCCTGCAAAAAAGGTTTTATCGCCACCCACTCAACACTCGTAACCACTGGCACAACACGCCAAGAAGCGCGAGCCAAATTAATAAAACTGCTTTGGGGTTAATTATGGAAGTAACGGCAAATAAACAGCGCGGAGTTAGTGCGTTTTTTAGATCCGAGCGCATAACGCCTCGCGGCGTTCATGTGGGTTTTGTGTGCGACTCCGAAACGCCTTACTCAGCGAAAATTAGCACATATGTTTGGGGTCGTATTTCACGCGGAATTGAGCCAAAGAAATTAATGAACACTATTTTTAATGGAGTTAGATAAATGACTGAATTAACGGTTGCACCGCCAACGGATTTATCACCGCGCACGCTGGAGGAAGCAATGAAATTTGCAGACCTATTAGCGAAAAGCACGATTGTTCCAAAAGACTTCATGAACAATGCGGGCAATATTTTTGTAGCCATTCAATGGGGTGCAGAGCTTGGCTTAAAGCCAATGCAAGCAATGCAAAACATTGCGGTAATCAATGGTCGCCCTTCGCTTTGGGGGGACGCTGTAATCGCATTGGTTCGCAGCTCGCCATTGTGCGAATACATCTACGAAACGATTGATAACGGCACTGCAATTTGCCGCGTGAAGCGTCGCGGAGAGGATGAGCAAGTGCGCACATTCAGCGATGCCGACGCCACCAAGGCAGGCTTATTGAACAAATCTGGCCCGTGGACTCAATACCCTAGCCGCATGAAACAAATGCGTGCCAGAGCCTTCGCATTGCGTGACGTATTTTCAGATGTTTTGAAAGGTATGCCAGTTGCCGAAGAGGTGATGGATTTTGAAGAAAAAGACATTACGCCTCGCACAAATAATGCTGAGCCAATTCGTCCAGCGCTACTTAGCTACTCAGACGAAGACTTTAAAAAGAACTTTCCTGCATGGGAAAAATTAATCATCGCCGGTAAAAAAACAGCTGATGCAATTATCGCAACGCTCAGCAGCAAGGCGGAATTAACGGGCGATCAAATCGACGCAATCAAATCAGTTCCCGCTCCAATCGAGGGACAAGCCGAGGTGGTTCAATGAAGCGCACAGTACACACACTAGTTCAAGGAAGCGCTGACTGGCACGCCTATCGCGCAAAACATTTTAACGCAAGCGATTGCCCTGCAATGCTTGGTGTTAGCTCCTACAAAAGCCGTGACGCACTTTTGAAAGAAAAGGCTACAGGCATTACGCCTGAGATTGATGCGCACACTCAGCGCATTTTCAACGCAGGCCATGAGTTTGAAGAAATGGCGCGCCCGATTGCTTGCGGAATTATCGGGGACGATCTTTACCCAATTACTGTTTCTCTTGAGCTTGACGGATTAAACCTATCGGCCTCGCTCGATGGCATCACGATGGATGACAGTACAGCATGGGAGCACAAGACGCTAAATCAGAGAATTGAAGAGGCGGTTTTGGGTGGAGAAATCCCAGAGCAATACCGCGTACAGATGGAAATGCAAATGCTTGTGAGTGGTGCAGAGCGCTGCTTGTTTATGGCATCGCGTGGAACGGCAGACACAGAAATTCACAAATGGTACGAATCAGACCCGGTTATGCGTGAGCGCATCATCGCAGGCTGGAAGCAATTCGCAATTGATCTGGCCAATTACGTATTGCCAGAAGCGGAAGCACCAAAAGCCGTGGCTGAGCAAGTAGATTTCTTGCCTGCAATTAATATTCGCGCAGACGGCCAAATAAAAATAATCGACAACCTTGATTCGTTTGAAAAGAAGCTAGGTTTTTTCCTAAGCGAAAAGCTAATTTTAAAGCCGGAAACAGATATTGAATTTGCAACCTTAGCACTTCAAATCAAAGCGCTAAAGGATGCCGAGGCCAGCTTGAAGCTTGCCGGAACGTCAATCCTTGCTCAAATAGAGGCGGTTGATATAGCAATGCGTAAAAAGGACAGCCTGCAAGAGCTAGTCCGCCAAAACCGCTTAATGGCCGAAAAAATTGTCGAGACAGAAAAAGACAGAATCAAGCGTGATTATTTGACCAGCGCATCAAACGAATGGAACGCGGTTATTGTTGGCCACAACGAGCAGCTTTGGAAATTAGCCAAAGTGCAAATGCCAGCCGTTTACGTTGACTTCCAAGGCGCAATCAAAGGCTTAAAAACTGTTTCATCTTTACGCTCAAAATTAAACGATGAATTGGCTCGCGGCAAAATTGAAGCAGGCGCAACTTTTGAAAAGCTTTGCTTGGGTATTTCACTTATTCAGCAGCTTGCCGGAGATAAATTATTTTTATTCTCTGACCTGCAAAGCATTGTTGGCAATGATTCTGAATACATTGCCGCAATCGTTGGCAAGCGCATCACCGATTATGAAGCAGCAGAGCAAGCGCGCATCCAGGCCGAAGCTAAGCGTATGGCTGATGAGCAGATTGAAAAGGATCGTCAGGCGGAATTAGCGAGAGCGCAGGCCGCAGCAATTGAAGCAGTTAAGCCCTTGCAGGCAGAAATTACAAAAATTGAGCCAGTAGCAGGAATGAATACCCCGCAAAGCTTCTCGAACGATGACTACGATCATTTCATGCTGACAAGCGAAAACGAAAGCTTTGAGCAGGCTTTCGATGCTGTTTTTACAGAGCCAGAACCAATCGCAGATATGAGCGACTTCTTTGCAGGGAAAATGGCCGCTTACGCTGAAATTGCAAACCTGTTTTTCGAGTGCAAAAAATCAGGTCGTGATTTTGAAAATGAATTTGCGCAGCTTTATCAGCGCAACAAGCTGCCAAGGAAGGCGGCTTAAATGAAACCTCTCGACTGGAATCTGTGCGAAATATCCGGCAACTGGACAGCAAGCAGTGAGGATAAGTCATTCTGGATATTTGACACCAAGGAAGGTGCCCAGCTTTATCAAATGAACATATTTGCCGACGAAAAATTAGTTGGCAATTACAAAACGATTGAGGCCGCTAAATCGGCGGCTGAGACATTAGTTGGTAAAGCGGCTTAATTAATTGGGGGAAAGTCATGGCGCTAAAGCTAGCAATTACATTCTGGATTCTTTTATTAACCTTTCATTTTTCTTGCAGGGTTCTTGTTGATCGCCACACATCAGAAAAGGCAATGATTCGGATTACCCTGTCATTTTTTGTGCTGCTCGCCGCATCAATAGTTTCAACAATTTGCGCTGTATGGGGGATGTAATGATTAAAGATGACGTAGATATTATTTCGATTTATTCCGACAGCGCGGAAATTTCTAGCGCCTTACTTTTAATTAAGGGTGGCTTGGAATCTGATGACGCATACTGGCTTATGGAGGCGGCTCAACATATTGAATCGCTGTATGAAAATGCCTGCCATGCACAGCGCACAATCAAGCGCCTGCGTAAAGATGTCGAATTATTGAAGAGTTCGTCACCAAAAACATTAAGCGGTGACTTTAATCTCGATCAAAGCATTAAATCTTGCGAGGAATTAACTGTAAGGACTCGCAACTGCATTCTTGCGGAGCGAATAAACACTACGGTTCGCGATCTTACTGAGATGACAGAGGTTGATATTTTAAAGATGACAGCCATGGGCAAAAAAAGCCTTAACGAAATTAAGCTTTTTTTGGCTAATAAAGGGCTATCACTAAAGGTACACACAGCATGACAAGCCAATGGCCCAAAAAAATGCCAGCAGGCGACTACGCAAAACGCTGGTACACATCACGCACAAAACAAAGTGTGATTAACGATATTCAGCGCGGAAATTTACCCGGCACTCAAGAGCCTTCGGGCCAATGGTTTGTTTGGGTAAATGCTGACGATACGGCAGCACACGACTATCGCGCACCGGTAACGCCGATCAACACAAAGGCGCAAGAGATTTTACAAAAACATGGATTATTGAAGGCGGGATAATGAAAAGCTTAAAACGAATGATCGCTATTGCTCTCACTGTTGCGGCATCAAGCCTGCTTTATTGGATTTGCTTCTCGCCATCTTTTTACAGTTTTGTTATGTCGCTTAGTGAGGTTTAAGATGATTACAAAGTTAATTGATGATCCGCCAATTTGATGCCGAGGGCGCAGAAGAGGATAACCACGTACCCTATGGATTCGTTCGCAACTTTTGGCTGCCGGTTAATCAAAGCCTAATTGGTTTTGAGTGCCCATGCAAAGCAACCGAGCCGGTAATGAAGGAAAATAAAGGCGATTACATTTGGCGTCCAGCGCCTTAGCAGAGTTGATCAGATGGCACCCAAGAAGCGCAACCAGAACAATAGCGACCTAACCGGCACAAATATTAAAATTAATGTGAAAGGCGGCAAGGAGTATTTCTATTACGAAATGCCTGACGGCACGCGAGAACCGTTATTGCACGGTGACCGAGCTGGCAGCATCGAGGCCGCGCTTGCCTTAAATGTTGCGCTACGCCCAAGCGGATCAGTCGTGCAGCGCATTATTGCATCACCGCCCCGCTCCACATCAAAAAATCCGCTGCTTATCGAAGTGCTGCAGCAATTTGAAAGCGAGTGGCTACCAAACCAAGGCTATAGCGCAAAGGTCTTGAGTCTTCGCAAACAGAAGATTGCACTCTACGCACGCACTTGGCCGCACACGCTAATCGGCGACATTGACACATTCGCCATCGCGCAATTCTTGAGAGGCTACTCAGCAGAAGCCGCGCGCCAGCATAGAAATGTACTTGAGCCATTATTCAGATTTGCAGCTAGCGAAGGCTATCAAACTCAACGCCCAATGCAGGATATTGAGCGCAGGAAAACAGAGAAGCGCAAGCGTGCTCGCCATACATGGGATGGCCACAAGGCGATATTTGACGCAGCTGAACCTTGGTTGCAGCGCGCAATTCTAATCGCGCTCTACTCACTCCAGCGCCGCGCCGATTTGGTGGCAATCAACATCAAAGAGCAAATCAATATGCAGGATCGCACAATGCGCATTCTGCAGCAGAAAAGCCGCAACTATGACAAGCCGGTATTTATCGACATTGGTATGGGCGACGAACTATTTGGCGCGGTACAGTCAGCAATTAAATCTGACGTTCCCTGCCCTTACTTAATTCACTATCGCCCAATACAGATTCGCAGAAGTGTTGTAACGCCAAAACTGCATCCGTTCGCGGTTTCCGCCGACCATCTAACAAAATCCTATTCGGCTTTGCGTGATTCGGTAGGAGTGTATAACCATTTACCAGCAATGGAGCGCCCCGGTTTTCACTCACTGCGCGCGCTTGGGATTTGGATGTACACCAAAGCAGGCTATCCAGACGAATACATTATGGCGCTTGCGGGGCACGCTACAGAGAAAATGAAGGCGCATTACACGGACGGGCATGAAAAACCAAAGCCTGTAAAAGTTTCTGCAGGATTAGCGCTTGGCTCGGTGGACTTTTCAGGAGTTAATTGGGAGACAGAAGTGTCGGCAACTCTGCGCAAGATCATCGACTCATCGGAGGCTTAATTCATGAAGGTGTGCTCTCGCTGTGACACTGAAAAAAATGTTAGTGAATTTTACAAAGATAAGCGAAATAAGGATGGGCTTGAGGGGTGCTGCAAGCTATGCCGACTGGAGATAAATAAAAAATGGCGAACAGAAAAGCCCGAAGACTATGCTGCATTCCAAGAGTCATACCAAGAAAAGTACATCGAAAAGAAAAAAATTTGGCGAGATAATAATCGAGATTATCTGCTGACAGAAGGAGCCGCTTATTATCATCGCGAAAAGGAAAGGCTTGGAGCGCGCCTAAAGATTTGGCGAGACCAAAACCCGCTCAAGGCAACTGCCCACAAATTAACGACACGCGCCATAAGGAGTGGCGACCTTGTTCCGCAGCCTTGCGAGGTGTGCGGAAAGCTAAAGGTAGACGCGCATCACGACGACCATTCAAAGCCGCTGAGTGTTCGCTGGCTGTGCAGGCCTCACCACAAGGAGCATCACGCCCGCGAGCTGAGAATTGCCAAGCTGAACGGAGAAAATACAGAGAAAATATAGAGAAACAAAAAAGGCAAAAACCAACATTGTGATTTTTGCCTTTAATATCAATAAGCTGTGGTAGGACTATCCGGACTCGAACCGGAGACCCC